GTGCAGACTGACAGCACGGGGAAATACTACAGCAACTATCTGAAGTTCCCTACGCGCAACCAAGCCGAAGCCTATGCCATCGACCTCGCCGGTCGCTGGACGGCAGTGAAGTACTGGCGAGTTGGCGAGACTAGCGAGCCCGCCAACTACCAATACCACGACGGCAAGATCGAGCCCTATCATGAGAAGGCATCATCAACTAGGAAGGAGAGTTAATAACGTGCCAGCATATTGGAGCGTCAAGGGTTACTACACTCGGGGCGCAGGACGTTTGATCACCACGGGCCGCCTGTCGACCATCGACAAGTACGACAAGACGCTGGCGACGGTGCGGCTGCTCAAGCGGATGAACATGCGTAAGCGCAAGCGTAAACAGCGTAAGACAGCTAAAACCCCCAAGGAGGGATCATGACACCGAACCAAATCAAGGCCATCGTCAAGGAACTGAGGCAGGACGGCGAACTGCCGGTCTGCGCTTTCCAACTGCGATCGGGCCCCATCCATACCGGCACGTGGCAGGTCATGAGCATGGGCCTCATCATGCTGACGCTGAGTGACAGGGACGCGCCGCCGATCTACATCGACTGCATTGCCGTCGATGCCATCGCGGTGTCGAACGCCAACGGGCCGCGGGCCGCCAACACCGAGGCGGTGCCGGTCCCTTTGCCGCGCGCCGCCCGGTCGAGAAGTATGAAGCCCACATCTTCGCATGGTGGCTCTACCACTTCTTCAACGAGGTAGACGATCATGGCTAGGAAGTTCAAAGGCCGGGACATCGTCAATCCGTCCCGTGGCATGCGGCTCAGGGTGACCGAGGCCGACATCAAGAAGGGCACGCCGCTCGACCCCGAGAACTGCGCGGTGGCCGAGTGCATCAAGCGCATCACCGGTGCCGACGAAGTCAGCGTGCATCGTGGCGTCGTCATGATCGTCAAGGGCAACAAGGCCCATCGCCTGATGACGTCATCGGGCGTGCGCCTCGAAACCATCGTGTTCGACCGGGGTGGCGTGTTCATCCCCGGCGAGTACGATCTCAAGCCGGTGCCTGCTCACATCATCGCGCCCAAGAAGAAGTCCAAGTCGGCTCCCCGTACGGGGATGGCAGCCAAGCTCAGCCGACGCCGCACGATCATCCCCGGCGTGCGCCGTCGCCTGTATGAAATCAAGAAAGAAGAGGACAAGTAAATGCCACGCAAGAAACCCGAAGCCGAGGCCGACGCGGAGATCGCTCATCTCAAGCAGCGCATCGCCGAGTTGGAGAAGGACCACAAGCAGCGCGTCCACGAGATGATGGAGCGCGTCAGGCTCAAGCGCTTGGGCAACATCAAGCGGCTGAACCTGCTCAAGCATTGCCAGCGCAACAACTACGATCGCGCCGACATGCGCTGGGTCATCGCCGAACTGCCGTTGGAGCGTGTCTCGGCTAAGCACCGATTGGCAAGTGGGGAGAAGCCCAAGCGAGGCCGACCAGTCAAGCAGAACAAGACGACCATCAAGCATCCCGCGTTCGCCCGCGTCATCGACAAGGCGATGCGGGCCAAGATGCTGACGCCCCAGCAGGTCGCCGACAAGGTCAAGGTCCACGTCTCGTCGGTCCATGGCTGGATGCGCGGCACTTCGTTCCCCATCAAGGAGGGCGTGGTGCCCAAGCTGATGGAGATGCTTGACCTGCCCGAGGCCGCCTTCAAGAAGGGGTGACCATGGACGACGGGGAGATGTTCGTGACTGAACTGGAGGTGGAGATGCAGCGCTACGTGCTGCTCACCAAGAACTGGTCGGGCCATCACCGCTACCGGGTGATGGCCAACTGGATGGGCATGCTGCGCATGCGGGAGATGAACGATTTCCTGCAGGCGCAGATGGCCGAGGCGGCAAAACTACACTCGGACCGGGCCTCAGAAGGCCCTGAGGAGGACGACAATGGCGTATGAGGAAACAGCCAAGGTGCTGCTCGACACCCTGCTGGTCGCGGCCAATGCCAAGACCGACGAAGAGAAAGCCCGCGTGGCGTGGCGCTTCAACGACCTGATGTGGCGCGGCGTATTCGCGGGCAAGTGGGACATGGCGGCAGCCCGTGCCTTCAACAATCTCCTGCAGGACCAGCAATGGGCGTGGGTCGACGGCCTGTGGTCGAAGGAAGAAGCTGAAGCAATGTATCCCAAGCCGCCCGAGACCAAGCAATGACTGTCGTGAACGATATGAAGCTGGCCGATGAACTGTGGGCGTGGGTCACTGACTATGGTGACGGCACTTACGGTTTGATCGGCACAGTCCTGCCGGGGCTGGGCCACACACCGTTGATCGGCCGCAGCGAGAAGTCGATCCGTGTACTAGAACCATTGGCGCGCCAGCACGGCATGGTGCTGGGCCAGAAGGTGTTCCTCCGCAAATACGTCAAGGTGGAGGACTTCCCATGACCACCATCATCATGGGTGGCAACATGGAGGACTGGGGCTACATCCCCGGCTTCCTCAGCGACGACGATCCGCGCGGAGCCAAGGAGCAGTTCAACGACCGCTACATCAGCGGCTGGCAACCGTTCGATGGCTTCACGCTGAATAAGCAGACCATGCAACTCAAGTATCCCGGCGACCCGCCGACCGAGATGCTCAGCGTCATGTTCTTCCGCGGCGAAGTCATCATCCTCTACGAGTTCAGTTGGGTGATGGTGCTGGAGCCGGACGGCACGTGGGAGGTGTGCCGCATGGATTAGTAGCGTAGCGTAAGCGTTAAATGTTAAGTGAAAAGGAGAAGCACATGTGCTTGTTTTCCGTGTTCGCGAACCACAATATGCGTAAGGCCCGGGTCGAGGAGACCTTGACCCGTGGCGACTATGCTCGACACGCCTGCTTCAGGGGCGACGACGGACTGGTGACCTGCATCAAGCCAGGCACCAAGGTCGAGATCGCCAACCTGCGGCTCTGCCTGCACAAGCACTACACCAACACCGAAGGCAGGGTTGCCCAGCCCCATGGCACTGACGTGCTCCGCGAGCAGGTCAGTGCGTGGAACAACAAGACGCAAGTCCGCGGGACTTTCGTCCGTTGGCACGACAGCCATCATCAATACACAGCCGACGCGCTGTGGTTGGAGGATGGCCTTGTCATCCACATGGGTTGGATGGTCGAGGGCGTGACCATGCGCATCCCGCGCAAGGTCCGCAAGGACAAGGGGCTGAAGCGCCCGCGCAACCTCGACAAGGTGCTGGGCCTCGACCAGATCAAGGCCGAGGTGCCGCACGTCGATGACGCCGCCGTCTACATGACGACCGTCAACGAATAGACCGTTACGGGCGGGGCGAGCATGCTCGCCCCGCCTTCTTTTTATTTGAAAGGAGATACCGATGCCGCATACCCGTGCCGAACTGCAGGCGATGGCGCAGATCGAACGCATCGCCGACATTCTCGAAGAGGCGACGAGGCAGATGAAGGCACTCAACATCACGCTCGAATCGATCAACAGCACGCTGGAGAAGCTCCATCGCGACTTCGCCAACACCACCAACGGAGGCGGGCAATGATCAGGATGCTGGGACACAACAGCAAGACCAAGCGGCCAATGATCATCCTTGGCTTGAGCGACATCAACATCGTGCGGATGCGCGAGGGCAAGCCGATCCACATCCATGCCGATGACATGGGGTTCGCTGGCGAGATCGTCATCTTCACCGGCAAGACCGAGGACGACATGGCGAAGATGATCTTGGAGAACTTCGAGGTCGGTCGGTTCACCGATCACCGTGGCAAGAAGAGGAACTGACATGGAACAGGAGCGGAAAGGCGAACCTGCCGATGGCGACTTCAAGCAATGGTTCGAGAGGATCAGCGAACGTGTATTGGCATTGGCCAGCCAGATCATCTTCGACAAAGGCGAGATGCACGCGCCGATGCTGCTCGTGTTCAACAAGGGCAGCACGGATATGATCCCCTTGCTGCTCGACTTCAGCACGCTGCAATGCAAGAGCATCGAGGCGGCCAAGCATCGTTATGTTGCCAGTCAAACGGACCTGTGCGACGGCGCGATCATGGTGACCGAAGCATGGACGCTGGCGCTGGAGAAGGGCAAGCGGCGCAAGGACTACCCGGACAGTCTGGAGCATGCGCAAGGCCGCAGGGAGATGCTGATGTTCAGCGCCATGCGCGGACGCATGCAACTGCTGGCCCTGTACGAGATCAACCGCAAGACCAAGCAGTTCGAGAACAGGCAACTCGTCGACCCCACTGATGAGCATTCGACGGGGCGGATGATCTTGAACCGACCGACCAAACATTGAGGGACTGACATGAACCTGCTGAACAAACGTGAACTGCACAAGCGCATCGTCGCCACGCTATTGAGCAATGGCTTCTATACCATTAAGCACGACATCCCCGGCGAGCATATCATCTGCGAAGTGCCGACGCTGGAGATGGCGGGCTGTATCGTTGCGGCGTTGCGCGAACGGCAGGTCAGCAAGCTCGCCTTGCACCTACTGGCTAAGAAGCATACGGCTACTAAGAAGAGGAGGTGATGTGTTCGACCATTACATTCTCGACAAGAACCGGATGGCCGTGCCGGTCGATGCAATGACGTGGGGTCATTGGTTCGAGAAAGCGAGTCGGTCACGTGAGCGCATGGTGGCGCAGGAGGAGATCGGCGAGACTTACTACGTCTCGACCGTGTTCCTCGGTCTCGACCACAGCTTTGGCTCCAATGCCGATCCGATGTTGTTCGAGGCAATGATCTTCATCTCGGCGGATTGGAGCGAACACCACATGTCCGAAATCTGGATGGCTCGTTGCGGCACATGGGATGACGCCATCGACATGCACGAGCGCGCGGTCGCGCATGCCCAGAAGTTGTTGCGTCAACTACCTGTTATCGTAGAGGAGAGATCATGACCGACAAATGGCGATCAGAACTATGTTCATGCGGCTCAGGACAGCAACGTAGGCCCTTGTCCGACGCCAAAGGTTACTTCGTGGCCTACGTTTGCGAGGAGTGTGAACCCAATGTCAAAAAGAAATATAGGCCGGAAATATTCACAGACCCGGATTACTACGCGCCGGATGATGAGGAGGAATGAGGTGGTCGTCAAAGCGGAGATCAGGCTCACGATCCTGCTGCCCGCCAAGTCGGTCGAGGATGCGGCAGCTACACTCGGGCAGTGCGATCTCGGCGACATCTACTTCGAGATCACCGATGGCCAGTGGCTGGGCAACATCGAACTGATCAAGACCGAGCGCGTGCTGCCGTGGAACCTGAGCGCCGAGTGCGTCGCACTCGACGGACCTACCGACTTCTTTGGAGACAACGATGGCTAGACGAAAGGGCAAGATGATCCACGGCAGTCCGCAGGGCACACCTGCCGTCACCATCCCTGCCGGTCGACCGATAAGCGAGGTCTACGACACGATCGACAAGTACGCGACTGATCCCCGTACGGGGACCGATCGTCAGCCGACGACGCATCACGGTTGGGGTCGCGGGGACATTCCCGTGACCCCAAGAAGTATTCAGAACGCACCGACTGGTGCCGGTACATCCGGCACCATCGACGTCCCATCATTGGGCATACCCAGTCCGAGCGGGGGCAAATCTCCCGCTCTCGACTTCTCCGACGCCTTGATGCGCGGCGATCCGCGCGCCACCGAAGCATTGGCGCGCTCGATGGCCGACGCCAAGCGCGACAAGAACGCCAGCCTTGCCGACCAGTTCATGGCCGATTCGGAACGGCAAGCTGACTACTGGGGCTTCAAGGGCCGCAAGGCCAAGAACTTCAATGCGATGCTGGAGCGCTATCGCAACGAGATGCGGCGCGCCCATCGCTTCCACCTCGAAGACGACTTCACGGCCATGGCGACCGCCGTGAGTTCGTCGACCGACGCCAAGAAGCTGCTGTACCGCCTGCAGTACGCCACGCTGCCCTACGAGATCACGTGGATCGAGTTCGATCCCCGGGTCAAGATGCGCGTCATCCATCGCATGCGTGGTCGTGACAATCGTTCGCTCGAAGGCGTGCCGGACCGCATGGGCATCATGCTCTATCGCATCAACGAGACCGACACGCTGTGCCAGTTGTTCGCTGCCTATCCCACGTCAGGTCGCGATCTCTTGGCCCCGCATCTCACCTGTTACTTCTTCTCAACCGTCGAGCGCGACTTCGCCAAAGGCGGCGCTATTCATTTCGGTGCGTCGGCAATGGCCATGGTGCAGGGGCCCGAGCGGCCCGAGCAGGACCGTGTAATCATGCCATCGTCGGAAGAGGAGACCAGCAGGGCATCCGATGATCCGCACAATCTCAGCAAGGGCGCGTTGTGGGGCTATGGCCCGGGGCCGATCGGTATCATCGACACCATGGAGAAGTTCGAGACGCTACAAGCACCAAGTTTCCTCCGGCGGCATGGCGACTCGGGGCAGTCGCGTTACAGCAAGGCACTGTACGAAGCGACCGACAGCGAGCGGCTGAAGGAGACGTTTGGCCGGATGGTCCTTGCCGAGCTTGCCGAGTTCGGCGGCTTCGTGCGCTGGGTCGTCACCGTGCTGGCCATGCTCAACGAAATCCCAGTGCGCAACGAGCACATGCAGCCGCAAGGTCAGATGCGCATCGGGCTGACCGGCAGGCGGCGGTACCTCGACTATCATCGCCTGACGTTGCGCCTGCCCAAGAGCAAGCCGCTGCAGTACATCGAGCGCAAGCTGCGCAACGTCGATCGGGCCCGTCACCGGGCGCACGAGGTACGTTCGCACTGGCGCACCTACCTCGTTGCCCAACCGTGCAGCCGTGACACCCACGACTGGGAGTACGACTATCAGGAAGGCTACCGGCTGTGCGGCAAGTGCATGTCCTTCTCAACGCTGGTCAAGGAGCATGTGCGCGGCGATCCCAACCTCGGTTGGGTGAAGAAGGAATATGTAATTAAGAAGGAGCAGCCATGATTGCCAAGATACATCAGCTTCGTCACAACCACAGTAAAGGAGGTAACTAATGCCGCCAACCACCCCTGCCGTCATGGGCGGGCGCAAGATCGCGCGTCCACTCAAGACACTCATCCCGATGATCCAGTCCGAGTTGCAGCAAGGCAATTCGGCGGGTCACGATCACTATCGTCGCGCTGGTGAAATGCTGATCGAAGCCAAGGATCAGGTCGGCTACGGCAGTTGGACCAAATGGCTAGCCAAGAACTTCGACCTAAGTCGGCATACGGCATCGACCTACATGCGGTGGGCGCGTGAGCACGATGACTTGGGAAACGGAGTTTCCCAACCGCGCTACACCAGCATGAGGGACATGACTGGCGCTGCCGAACACCAACGTGAGCAGCGCCGCTCGCCGCAGCAGCAAGCCTTCAAGCGCGTGCTGCATGAGGTGGCGCGCGACGACTTCGTGCAGGAGCGGCAGGCCCGTGATCAGGAAATCCAACTGCATCGCGAGCTAGCCGAGCAGCTAATTGATGCCGGATACCGTGCATTGGCAACTAAGCTTCACCCGGATCGCGGCGGGTCGAAGGACGCAATGACGCGTCTCAATCGTGTCCGCGATGAACTGAAGGAAGTAGCAACCACAAGGAGGTTTGTATGAGCAACTCAGTGATCGCCCACAAGCCCGCCAGCGTGATGCGTACTTACACCCAGCAGGTGCGTGACCACAGTGCCGCCATGGCACGTCTTCAGGATCAGTACTTCGCCGCGCTCAAGCGCGCCGAGGCGCAGTATTTTGAAGGTGTGAAGCGCATCACCGACGCCTTGGCGCAAGGCACTGCGCCAGAGCCAGAGACCGCGCCAGAGGGCAAGGCCGAAACCTCGGCATCGTAGTGACACCAACTAGGGGCGGCTTCGGCCGCCCCTTCTTTTCGGGAGATAGGTAAACGATGATAACGAGTACTGCGTTCAACATCTTCTGCTGGCTGATCTGCCTTTGGATATGGGCTGGCAACATGCGGCGCGGCTGGCAGGGCTACGGCTGGTTCTGGGTCTCGGTCGCCATGGTGTCGATCAGTGCGTTGGCCATCGGGTTCTCCGTTGCCAAGTTCTTGGACTTGGCCCCTGACGAGATCATGCGTTTACAAGCTGGGAGGCAACCATGACAGACCGCGAACTCAAGCTCGAAGAGGCACTGACGCAAATCCTGCAATGGTGCATGGCCTATCCTGAAACGATGTTCAAGCCAGTGTCTGATCGGGAATTGCATGAGACAGCCGAACTGCTCAAACGCATGGGCCCTATCAGCATGGATCGACTGCATGGATCATGGGCGCGCCATCTGCTCGACGGCATCGGCAACATCGCAAGGAAAGGACTCGAACCATGACCTTCGATCTATTCCTAATCTTCATCCTGTCGATCATGTTCGCCAAGGTGGCGATCGGGATTCAACTGTTCATCTACCTCGTGCCGATGGAGAAAATCGAATGAGCTTCACACTGTTCTGTATCATCCTGCTGACGATGGCCATCTACCTGTTCATCTTGGTCCTCAATAGAAACAGGAGGAAGTAGCATGAAAGAAACCTATTCGATGCGGGCCCGCATCGACACGCTCGACAACGGCTGCACCATGGTCATCCGGCGGCACGAGACGCCCAACTCGGTGGGCATTGTCGTGCTGAAACGGGTCTACACCGACATGGAAACGCTGATAAAGGACTTGGAGCAGGTGATGAAGTTCAATTGGTCGAAGAAGTAGAAAGGAATTGTTCAATGGCAGCATACTGGATGATCGAAGTGTCCTATGCCGGGTTCAACCCCGTGCTCGACCAGAAGCTGGAGGAACTGGCCGGTCCCCGTACGGGGAGCGGTGCCGGGTTCGGCCAACGCGACATGGACTGGATATTCACCTACAAGGAAGAGGCCGAGGAGAAGCTGGCCATCCTGCTGGAGTATGCTAAGACCGTGCCGGTGGACTGGCAGGTGTCGGTGCGCATGCATGACATGGATGACGACGAGGAGGATGAGTGACTATTTGACAAACGCCCCCCACGCGGTATGATCCGCGCGGGGGGTTTTTTCATGTCCAAATTCCACTTCATCTTCGTCGACTTCGAAACCTTCTACTCGAAGGAATACACCTTAAAGAAGCTCGATGCCCCGAGCTACATTCTCGATCCGCGCTTCGAGGCGATCTGCCTCGGCGTTGCCGAAGGATTCGAGAACAAGCCGTACATCATCGACGGCCCCGACATCCCCCTGTACGTCATGGAGCTTAAAAATATCCGGGCCCGCGGCGCGAAGGTCGCCGTCGTCAGCCACAACGCTTTGTTCGACGCCTGCATCCTGTCATGGCGCTACGACTTCGTGCCCGACCTGATCGTCGATACGCTGGCGATGGCGCGCACGCTCCTGCAACATAAGCTCAAGTCCTGCAGCCTCGCCTATGTCGCCGCCTACTTCGGCCTCGCCAAGGGCGACATGGTGCACAAGGTGATCGGCATGACCCGCGCCGACATTCAGGCGCAGGGCATCTGGGGCGACGAGATCGCCTACTGTCTCGGCGACACCGATCTCTGCCGCCAGATATTCCTCAAGCTCCTGCCCGACCTTCCCCCCGAAGAACTGATCCTCCACGACATCATTGCCCGCTGTGCCGTCGAGCCGGTGTTCCATCTCGACATGGATGTGCTGGCCCAGAACCTCGACAGCGTGCAGGCCAACAAGGACCGGCTGTTCGCCATGGCCGCCTTCGCCGGGCTGACCGACGAGGCGCAACTCATGAGCAACGTCCAGTTCGCCGAGTTGCTGTGGGACCTCGGTGTCGATCCGCCGACCAAGCGCAACGCCAAGGGTGAAGCTACACTCGCAATGGCCAAGACCGACCCGGCCTTCTTGGAGTTGCTCGACCACAGCGACCTCCGCGTACGCGCCCTGATGGAGGCGCGCATGGCGTTCAAGACCACGCTGGAGGAGACGCGCACGCTGCGCATGATGAACATCGGCGAGTTGGAGTTCTATCCCCATACGGGGAAGCAGACCACCGGCCTGATGCCGATCCCCTTGATCGTCGGGGCCGCCCATACCCAGCGGCTGGGCGGCGGCTGGCAACTCAACTGCCAGAACTGGGGCCGCAAGTCACTCATCCGCAAGGCCATCAAGGCCCCGCCCGGCCATCAGATCGTGACGGCTGACGCCAAGCAGATCGAATGCCGCATGAACGCATGGTTCTGCAGCCAGATCGATTTGCTGGAACGATTCCGCAGGGGCGAGGATGTCTACGCCGCCTTTGCCGAGGTGATCTACGGCTACCCGATCAACAAGGATGACCATCCCAAGCAGCGGTTCATCGGCAAGACCGGTGAACTGCAACTGGGCTACATGGCGGGCTGGAAGAAGTTCCAAGGATCGGTGTGGATACAGAGCTTCGACGATCCCGGTGGGCCGATCGAACTCAGCGAGGAGGAAGCGCGCAACATCGTCTACGTCTATCGCAACACCCATCCGAACATCCAAACCATGTGGGAAGGGCTGTGTCAGTGGTTCCCCATCCTTGTCGGCACGGCAAAGGCCAAGGACTTCAAGTGCCTGCATATCGAGCAGGGCCGCGTGATCGGACCGGGTGGGCTCTGCCTCTACTACGACAATGTCGACTTGGACTATGGCGGCGGCTACGTCGGCGAATGGACCTACGAATACAACGACCACGTCTACAAGATTTTCGGCGGCAAGTTCTTGGAGAACATCATCCAGTTCCTTGCCCGCATCGCCGTGATGCAAGTCGCCGTCCGCCTGAAAAAACCGATGGCCGACCTGCATTCCCGCTTGACACATACTTCCCACGATGAGCTAGTCTATGTCGTGCCGGATGCGGACGTAGAAGCCGCCAAGGCACTGCTTACCGTTGAAATGAAACGGCCACCCAGTTGGGCCCCGTCACTTCCCCTCGATGTCGACATTGGCGTCGGCACAACGTACGCTGACGCCAAATAGGACCGCTCCCCGAGCCCCCCTGCCTCTAACGGGGAGCGGTCCTTGCATCGGAGGATTCATGGACACCATCACTCCTTCCAATCGGCCGCCGTTCGCGTGGAGTTACTCCGCGCTCAGCAACTTCGAAAAGTGCGCCAAGAAATTCTACCACATCAGCATCGCCAAGGACTTCAAGGAGACCAAGGGCGAGGCGCTGATGTGGGGCGACACTGTTCATGCCGCCATGGCCAAGGCAGTGATGCACCATTCCCCTCTGCCCGCCGAGATGAAGAAATGGGAGCATTGGGTCAAATGGGTACGCGAGCCCTCCGATAACGTCGTCATCAAGGTCGAGGAGCGGCTGGGCATGACCGAGACCATGCAGCCCTGCGAGTTCTTCGACAAACAGCAGTTTGTGTGGTTCAGGACGGTGGCCGACGTGCTCAAGATCAACAACGAGGTCGCCCGGGTGGTCGACTGGAAGACCGGCAAGTCGGACGTCTATCTCGATCAGTCGACCAACACGTGGCAGGCCAATAGCGAGCAGTTGGATTTGGCGGCTGCCGTCGTATTTGCCCACTATCCAAATGTCGAACTCATCAAGCTGGACTTCGTCTGGCTAGCCGAAGACTTTTCGACGACCGCTTATCTGCCACGCGATGGCCTGCCGAAGATGTGGCAACGCCTGCTGCCGCGCCTCGACAAGATGAAGCGGGCGCACGCCACGGGTGTCTACGAACCGACGCCCAGTGGCTTGTGCATCAAACACTGTTCGGTGAAAACATGCCAATACCATGGAGTCGGGAGCCGATGAGACGCTCAGTTCTGGAACGGTCGGTCAAGCGGCGGGTCACGGCTTACCTGCTGGAACTGCAACGCATCGGCACGCCATTGTTCTTTTCCATGCCCGTGCCGTCCGGCTATGGCCGGTCGGGGCTCGACTACGAGGGCTGCCTTGCCGGTCACTACTTCGCTGTCGAGACCAAGTCGCCCGACGAGGACGCCGACCTGACGCCGCGCCAACGCCACATCGCCAAGTCGATCGTCAAGGCAGGTGGCAAGGTATTCATCATTTCGGACCGCGAGGGCTTGGCCGCCTTTCAATCATGGGTCAACCACGTCTTGACTTCTCAGATGACAAATAGTTCCTACTTGCCAAAGTCAGTGGGCAAAAATTTGGATTTGCAATCCCATGCCTAAGAAAACCTCCCTGCCCTACGCCGACGCCACCTCGGGCCAGCGCGCCTACGAGGAGATCGAGAAAATCCTGCGCGGCTTCGGCTGCACCCAGTTCGGCGTGATGAACGACTGGCAGAACGGCGCGGTCATCCTGCAGTTCCAGTATCGTGGCCGACAGGTGTCGATCACGGCAAGCTGGCATGGCTACGCCGCACTGTGGGTCAAGCAGCATCCCTACTCGGCGCGGTCACGACGCACCGCCAAGCAGCACGAGGAACTCGCCCGTAAAAAGGGCGAGATCGCCGTGCCGTCGATCCTGCGCGACTGGATCAAGGGCCAGACTACGGCGGTCGAGACCGGCCTGATGCCGTTCGACCACGCATTCATGAGCCACATGTTGATGGCCGATGGCAGCCGACTGATCGACCACGCCGTCAAACTTCTCCCGGCTCCCCATGCAGGCTAATCTCGACCAACTGCGCCGGATGGGCGTCGATGTCCATCCGCACATCCGCAACACCGCCTACGATTACTGCGGCGGTACGCCGTTCGACATTCAGCGCACGACGGTCGAACTCCTGACCGAGAACCAGCGTGCCTACGTGCTGAACTCGATGGGCACCGGCAAGACCAAGGCGGCGCTGTGGGCGTTCGATTACCTCAGGCGTTGCGGCGTCGCCCATTCGATGCTGGTCGTGGCCCCGCTCAGCACGCTGCGCTTCACGTGGGCGCGCGAGGTGTTCATGACGACGCCCCATCTCAGCACCGTCATCCTGCACAATCCCAATCGCAAGATACGATTGAAGCTGCTGGAGCAGCCCGCCGACATCTACATCGTCAACCACGACGGGCTGAAGATCATCGCGCCCGAGATCGCCAAGCGCACCGACATCGACGTGCTGTGCCTCGACGAGCTTGCGACCTACCGCAATCGCGTGCAGAAATCGCACCTCGTCGAATCGCTGGCCAAGCTGAAGCCTGTCGTGTGGGGCATGACCGGCGCGCCGATGCCGCGCGCGCCGACCGACGTATGGATGCAGGCGCGCATCATCACGCCGCACACCGTCCCCAAATATTGGACGTCGTTCCAAGCCGAGACCATGCTGCGCATCAACCAGTTCCGCTGGGTGCCCAAGCGCGGCGCGATGGAGCGGGCGATTGCCGCCCTGCAGCCCAACGTACGCTTCACGCTCGACGACATCATGGAGTTGCCGCCGTTCGTCACGCAGCGCATCGACATCGAGATGGGCCCGCACCAGAAGGCTGTCTACAAGGCGGTCAAGGACGACTGCTACACCCTGCTCAAGGAGGGCTCGATCAGCGCCGCCAATGCCGGTGCCGTCATGGTCAAGCTGCTGCAGGTCAGCCTTGGCTGGGTGTACATGGATGACGGCACCATCAAGCATCTCGACAACCAGCAGCGCAACGAGATGCTGATCAACCTGATCATGGGGGCCGAGGCCAAGGTGCTGGTGTTCGTGCCGTACGTGCACGCCTTGGAGGGGCTGAAGGCGCTGCTCGACAGCCACGAGATCGAGTGCGAATTGGTGAGCGGCGCGACATCGCCCAAGGAACGCGACCGCATCTTCCGCGAGTTCCAGATCGGGCGCAACGACGACCGCCCCGAACTGAAGGCGCTGGTTGCCCATCCGCAGTGCATGAGCCACGGCAACACCTTCACCGAAGCCAACACGATAATCTGGTACGGCCCGATCACCTCCACCGAGATTTACGATCAGGCCAACGCCCGCATCAGGCGCGTCGGCCAGACGCGCAAGCAACTGTTCCTGCACCTACAGGCGACGCCGACCGAGAAGCACATCTACGAACTGCTGACCAGCCACATCAACGTGCAGGATGCGCTGCTGCAGTTGATCGAGGATGAAAGCCGGGCGCAAGCAAAGGAGGATGGCAATGGAGCCAATGGACAATGGCTTGCTGGAGAAGATGATCGACAGCTTCATCAAGCTGCGCGACAAGAAGGAGGAGTTGATCGAGAAGCACAAGGCCGAACTCAAGCAGTACAATGACGCGATGGTCGAGCTTGAGGGCTACCTGCGTGGTCATCTCAAAAGCCAGAAGCTCAACTCAATATCTTGCGGTGCAGGCACAGCCTTCATCCAGAGAACGCGTAGTGCGACGGTCGCGGACACCGCGATCTTCCGTGAGTTCGTGATATCAAATAGCAATTTCGACCTTGCAGACTTTCGCCCGAAGAAGGATGCTGTCGAAGGCTATATCGAAGAGCACAACGGTGAAGGGGTGCCCGGTGTGAACTTCTCGACCCGCGACATCGTACTCGTTCAACGCCGATAAAGGGAGAGGCATATGCCCGAACAGGGTCTCACAATCTTTCGCAATGGTGCGACGCAAGTCTCCAGACTATTCGACAACGCCAACCTGCCGACCACCGGGTTAGACGAAGGCATTCTTGGTGGCTTCGCCCGCGTCGTCTACAAGGGCGGCAAGTGGGGCATCCGTTATCAGGGCAAGTACATTCCCTACGAGATCACCCTGAACAACGGCACGAGGATCGACAGCCCCTTCCTCGACATCGTCATGCTGCGATCGGCCAGCCATTTCAGCAAGGCATGGTACGAGGGAGCCTACGCCGAGGGCCAGATGGGCCCGCCCGATTGCTACTCGTCCAACGGCATCGTGCCGGATGCCGCCAGCGTCAAGCCGCAGTCGCGCACCTGCGCGTCGTGCGAGCACGACAAGTTCGGCTCCAAGATCAACGCCCAGACCGGCGAGGCGATGAAGGGCAAGGCGTGCATGGACATGAAGCGCGTCGCCGTGGTGCCGGTCGGCGACATTGAAAATGTCAGTCTTGGTGGACCGATGATGCTGAGCGTGCCGCCGTCGTCGCTCAAGCAACTGGTGTCCTACCAGAACCAACTGCGCGGCATGTCGGTCAACTACGCTACGGTGTGGACCCGGATATCGTTCGTCAAGAACCTGAGCTTCCCGATGTTCGACTTCGATGCCTTGGCCCCGCTCAACGACGAGCAGGCGGCACAGGTCCTCAAGATGCTGGAGCATCCCCTGATCGACCGCATCTTGGTGGCGCGGGAGGGCGTGGACGAATCGCGTGACATTTCTTCGGCGGCTGCTCCAGCCCAGCCTGCCTTCCCTGCCAAGCCTGTGGTTACTTCAAGAGAGGAAGTTCCTCCATCAGGTGACCAAGGACAGAATAAAAACCAAGAAAATTCGACGGGTACACCCTCCGAAGTACCGCCCGGGGTAGACCCCGCGCAATGGGCGCAGTTTCTAGCCATGCAAAACGCCCCACAGCGTCAACCGCGGCGTGGTCGGCCTCCCAGTGCCAGCGGAATTAGAACCCCTGTAGTGAGCCCGCAGCCCACTGACAGCGCGGTCGTGACCAAGAAGCAACAAGCTGCAGCGGCAACGCAACCTGATCAACCGGCCACCCCGGCAGCCCCAGCCGCCCCGGGCGCGGCGATCTCCAAGCTGATGGACACGATCGGCAAGATGGTTTGAACCAATAAATGAGCGGAGGCTCATGATATTCTGCCAGCAGAATACCATGGGCCCACCCGCTGGCGGGGGGAACCAATGGACGAGATCGGCACGTTCTTGGCCCGGGCGGTGCCGTGGCCAACCGAGAGCACGCCGGGATATGTCAACATCCACTACCCGTGGGTGCCGCCTGACCTGAAGCCGGGCGAGAAGCCACCCATGCCGGGCCGGGCATTCACCGATCTTGCTGCCGCCAAGCGCTACGTCGATAGCCGGAAGCACCACAGCGACCTGTACTTGTGCATGAGCCTGCAGTCCGAGATCAAAGGGCAGGACAAACGGGGCTTGAGGGCCCGGCGGCGGCAGAAAAACGTAGTGCTGATCCAGAGTTTGTATATCGACGTCGATATCAAGGATGGGTTTTTCTACAGCACGCAGCATGCCGCCGAGGAGTGCGAGAGGTGGCGGGTGAGCGTCGGCTTGCCGGATTGGAGCATGCTCGTGCTGACCGGCAGCGGCGGGTTCCACGCCTACATCACATTTAATACACCCGTTTCACGTGAAATATGGCAGCCGCTGGCCGACGCACTGGCCAATGCCGCCATGACATTTAAGCCGCTGCCGCTTGACGGCAAGGAAAGGCTGCTTGATCTCGGCGTAACCGTTGATCCGACGCGCATTTTGCGCATTCCCGGCACGCTAAATTTCAAGCACGCGCCGCCCAAGCCTGCCTCGCTGGCGCACGTCGGCGAGAGCTACGATGTGGCGGTGATCGAACGGGCGTTGGAGCGGTTCAAAGGGAAACGATCTTCCAACCGATCGACGGCGCGGCGCACGTTTAAAACATCATCCGTGTTCAAAGGCATGGCCGAACCGCCGCCGCTCGACGAGGGCATCACGTCTCCGATCCCCGTGCTGGAAAATGTCATGGAGGTCTGTCCGTGGATCAGGCGAGTGGCCGAGACCGGCGGCTCCGAGTGTAGCGAGCCCGAATGGCGCAACAGCTTGGTGATGGCGTGGTTCTGTCAGAACGGACGCGAGGTCGCGCATTATCTAAGCTCAGCCCATCCCGGCTACACGGTCGAAGCGACTGACCAGAAGTTCGATCGTGTTGCTGAAAGTCATATGGGCAATAAGAACTTGGGCTGGCCACAATGCCAGACGATGTGGCTGCAGGCCAAGGAGTGCAAGACCTGTCCCCATCTAGCGGAAGAGAAGTCGCCTTTCAACTTCGTAACTCTTCAGTCGTCGCCGCCGCCAGCACAAGACGACGTTCCCCGTACGGGGAACGGTGCCGAACAACCACTGTCGCTACCGCGTGGCTACACCTATGCCCCTGATGGGCACATTCTTCGACGCGACAGCCAAGGCAAGTCGCAGCGGGTAACCGATTATCTGATACGAAACATCCGCCCCTATGCTGAGCGCGACGACGGCAGTGGGAACTGGTCTGTTTCGTTCGACGTCGACCTCGATGCGAAGCGATCGAAAACGATCTCTATTCCTTACGAAGCAGGCGGTAAAAAATTAACCGAGTACCTGCTGACGCAAGGGATGTGGCTCAACGAACGTGGTGGCAGAAATGTGAGGGAACTCATGGCTTCATTCGTTGAACAACTGCACGCACGCAAGATCGCGTCAGCCGAATCAGAACCGTACGGCTGGTCAGTGATCGATGGCAAGCGCACTGGCGTGGTGTGCTTCGACCGGCGGTTCAATTGCAGCGGCGTGCAGAGCATTGCTTCCAGCGATATTGAAGTGTCGAAGAAATACCGGCCGACTGGCTCGCTCGACATCTGGAAATACAATGCCAAGCTGATCACTCAGCAGAAGCGGCCCGATCTCGACATCATCATTGCTGCTGCCTTCGGCGGCATTCTCGTGCCGATGACCGGCATCGACGGCGTGGTGTTGGCGGCGTTCTCACCCGAGAGCGGACTGGGCAAGAGCCATTGCATGCGCATCGGTCAAGGCGTGTGGGCACAACCTGTAACAGCAATGGCAAGTGTGAGCGACACCGCCAACTTCGTCATTAAGAAGCTGGGTGTGCTGCGCAACATCCCGTTCTTTTTCGACGAGGTGAAGCTCGCGACCGACATGGACACGGTCGTCGGCATGATCTTCTCGATGACGCAGGGCAAGACCAAGGGACGACTGTCGGCCAACCTTGAGACCCGCGAGGTGCTTGAGTTCAGCACGCTGCTTGCCGTTGCCTCCAACGACTCGCTGACCGACTACATCAACGAGCACATCAAGACATCGACGGCGGGGCTCAACCGCATCTATGAAATCCCGGTGCAGCCCAACACCAGTAAGACGGGACTGATCTCCAAGACCGATGCGCAGAAATCGATGGGCCAATTGCGTGACAACTATGGCCATGCCGGACTGGTGTACTGCGAGTTCCTCGGCAAGAACATCGACGCTGTCGAGAACATGGTGACGGCCACCAGCACAGCATTGGAGGAGATGGTCAAGGCGACCAATGACGAGCGGTTCTGGCTCGCCACCATGGCCGTGTGCTACGTCGGGGCGCACCTTGCCAACCGGCTGAAGTTGGTCGAGATCGATGAGGCTGTGCTGCTGGAATATATGGTCCAGAACTTCTACCGGCTGCGCGCCTTGGCGGCAGGGTCTTACGTCGACATCACCAAGGCTCAGTCATGCGAGCGCTACGTGCAGGACTACGTCAACGCCAATCATCGCCGGTTCCTGATCACCGACAAGGTGCCATCAGGGCCCGGGCGAGTGGCGGTCGGCAAGATCAATGCGCTGGGTAACACGCTTGAGTTCAAGGATGGCGTGCGCGTACGCTATGCCTACGAGGACAAGCTGCTGCGCTGGTCGTCTTCCGACTTCCGCGAATGGCTGCGCAAGGAGCGCCGGGTCGGGCCCAGCCAGATCGTCGAAGCGCTCAAGCGGACGATGGGTGTCACTATCGAGAAGATGAACCTCGGCGCGCCCTTGATACCCGGTTCGCGCGAAGAAGTGTTCCAGCTTGACACGGCTGATCGTCCCGGTTTCATCAACCTCAACGACATACTTGACGAAGGGGAGAGCGACGATGTGGCATCTACTGCATGAGGCCAAAGGCTACACGATCAAGCATTCCGGCCGCGATGAAGAACTGCGCTGCAATTCGTTGCAAATGGCCATGGACTTGATCGACATGCTCAACTCATCTTCGTCTTATGGTAACCCTTCATCCCAAAGACGATCTTCGACGCCCGGTTCACGTGAGGCGATTCAATCCGCCAGTTCATCTCCGAGTTCGATCCGCCTGCTTGGAGTGGGTGAATATGATCGACATCTTTACCGCGCAAGGCGGCCTCGCCGTACTTCTTCACCATCCAGTAGCGAGCCTTAGAGCGGGCGCGCTGCTTGGCGTTGTCGTGCTTGGCATACTCGCGATCGTACGCCGAGTAGTGATGGACCCAACCTTCGCTCATTTGATCAATCCGTTGTACGTGCCTTGCGGCGTGATGGTCAGCACCTGATGGCGCGGTGTCGTGCTGGGCGGGATAGCGATGCCGACATGCACCCATACGCCACTGGGTCGCTCGTAGATTAGCTGGTCGATCCTGAGCGGCTGAAGGTTCTTCTGCAGCAGCAGGCAGACATCGTAGGCGCTGCCGTAGCCTGCGATGGTGAAGTCGGCGGCGCAGCCATACATGTGCGCGCTGTTGGAGGCCCCGCCGATGGCGGCATTGAGTTGCGGGCTGCGATAGCCCGACGAGATGTTGACCGGGTTGTTGCCGCACAGCGTGCGGATGCCCTCCAAGGTGTGGCTGCACAGCGCCTTCAACTGGGCGGTCTGATCGGCTCCCGGCGTATTGTTGATGCCCTGTTGGATCGCCGTTGCCGAATAGGTCATCTCCTGCAAGGTGAAGTGCGGGCTGAGGTTTTCGGGCGGCAGCGGAGGCGGCACCGGGATGGTGACGATGCGGTCGAGGATCGCCTTGGCGATCTCGCCCTCGACGATCTGCTGCTCCAGAAATTTAACGATCTGACTCTGGTCTATCATCGTTCTTCCTTCCGCGTACGAACCCGCCGATGAACATCATGGTCGCTGCCATCGCCGCTGCCATCATCTCGGCAAGCCGTCCCGACTTATCGCATTCGAATGATCCCTGTGCCGGGTCGAACCAGATGATGCAGCCAACGTAGCCCAACAAGATGACCAGCCCATGCAGCGCAATCACCAAAGCGATCAGATAAAAACCCGCCTTGAACGGATCGAACTTCATTTGCCCGGCAGGCAGCGGTCGAGAATCATTCTGAGATGCTCGGCGTGCGTTGCCTCGGCGCTGATCAGGTACCAAGCGCCTGCGCCGACGAACAGCACATTAAGCAGCAGCACGCTGATGATCAGCGGGTTGGTTCTCAGTGCCTGAAGCGCCGCCGTGATGGCGGTTGGGGCTGGAGGATCATCGGCCACGGGGAGTTTTCCCTTCGATCAGTTGGAGGATGTAGTCGCACGGCTCTTTCACCGAGACAAACTTGCCGTCTGCCATGGTGATGACGCAGCGTGCGCCGGTAACGACCATCTGGTTGGGACCTTTGTCCTGAGCTTCGCGTGTCGGGTACATCTTGGTGATGAATTGCGGATTGATATGCAGCTTGGCTCCATCGGGCGCTGTCACACTGATCATGAGGGTTGCGGCAAGGACAATGTTCTTGTTGCGCGTCAGCAGATCAGGCGGCGGCACCGTCACATCGTCAGCGCAAGCGGCCAATAGAAGGATGCTAACTGCGGCGCTCAGAATTTCTTGCAACTGAGCACCTTACCTCCGGTGCTATAGCAGTGTTGCCCGACCTTGCCGCCTCTGTTGTAGGCCGTCGAGCCTTCGCGCGGACCGGGCGGCGCGATGAGTTCGTTCTGCTCTCGCAGGCGTCGATCGAGATCGCTGGTATCGGGGGTCGCTGCACGCCGCATGGCGGCCTCGCGGCCGACTCGCTCCCAGTATCCGGCCGACAACTGCCCAAGTTCTCTCCGAGTAGCAGGGTCGATGGTAGCTGGTGTCGATTTAGTCTCAGCCATCACATGCTCCTGCTGCTGATGACTTTGCCACCCTTGCACATGCCCGGGCAGGTGCTGGACCCAGCCTTCACCTTGCCGCCTTTGTTATACCAGAAGCCACCCGCCTTGCCGCCCCGCATGCCGAGGCCGCCGGGGCTGATCGGCACGGCAGCACTCGATCCTGATGGTGGTGGCGCAGGCGTGCTCGATGGCGTGTTGTAACTATCGAGCACGCTGCGATTGATCTGGTTGACTTGATCCCAATCGATGCCTTCCGGCTCGACGCGTGGTCGCTTGGCCATCACACATCCCTCTTGCTGATCACCTTGCCGCCCTTGCAGTAGTTGTAGCCGCTCACGCCTCCTTCGGTACTTAGATTAGCACTGCCGCCACCATAGCTGGTGCTGCCGGTGCTGATCTCGCCGCGTTTCTTAACGTGGCCGATCACGCGTCCGCTCGTGTCGAGGACATCACCGGACGGGTCTTCGTTCTCTTCGCCGCCTCCGCCGCCGCCAACTAGGCCACCGGCCTGATACGATTTCTTGCGTGGCAACTTACCCTCCTTCTGCAACGCTGATGTTGCGATCGCCCACGTCGAACTCTCGCTGAGGTTCGGATTGCCGCGAGCGATGGCCTTGCGCCGGTCTTCTAATATTTTGGGCATTGATCCTCCATATCTCGCATTGATACACCGGGTTGATCACTCCCCAAACGCGTGCGCATCGATTGGTATCGGAGCGGAAATGGAAGCAGTTGCTGCAGGTCTTGGTCTTGCGCCACAGCCACCGGTAGTCCACGTCCACCTTGTGCATCATGCTGGTGCCGGTGGTGGCGCTAATGAGAAACAGATCACCTTGTCGACATCGATCCACCACCTCACACCCTTGTCGTCGGTAAAATCGCAAACGTTGGCCTCGCGATGGTACGTCCAGTTGCCCAGCAATGTCTGGCCATTGACCAGCAGTATCTGGCCATAGGTCTGACCGACCGGCAGTATCATCGACGTCGTTGCCGCTCCTGCTGCTTGCTCTCTCAGCAACAATTCAATGGCAGCGAGTTGTGCGTTCGTCACCGCTTGTGCTCCATCGCCGCGTTGCGGAAGCCGCCCTCCACGTACGGCGGGATGCTGTCCTTCGCTGTCGCTTTGGTCGCGGCCCCTTGGTTGGCGTTGGTCTTGCCACCGGCATCGGACGTGCGCGGCCCGTTGCCGGTGCCGCCGATCAGGCCGGTGTACCGGTCGACGGCACCGGGGTCTTGCATCGGCTTGTCGCTGATCTCCTTCGACCCCTTGTGGATGTCGGGGTCGGCCTTGCCGAACCTCTGTCCAGCCATCACTTCCTCCGTATCTTGCCGCCGCGCCGCAGCCCTTGCGCCATCTCCTGCTGCTCGACGCCATACGGCTCGCCTTCACTCTTGGCTTCGCGAGCGATCTTGGCGGTCTGCGGCACCGGCGGTGCCTTCTTCTTTGCCATGAACGGTGGCAGCTTGCCCTTGGCCATTGTCATCCTCCAATGTTGTAGACATCACGATCGGGTAGGAACGCACGCGTACGCCGGTTGACCGGCATGCCCATGTACTCGCCGGGCTGGCCAGCCCGCACCTCGCGGCGGTGCCGGGCCGCTTCGAGTTGATGAACACCAATCTTAAGCTCAGACGGCAGGTCAGGATTGAACTCCTGCGTGACGTACTGGATGATCCGTCCGCGTTCGGCTGGACTATCGGCCATGGCGTAGGCCGTCAGCAGGCTGTTCTTCTGGTCGTTGTAGCGCTTCTGCTTGATCTGGAACTCCTGACGGAACTCACCCGCCTCCTGCTGGCGTGCCGACCGGATGCCCAGCGCGGCAAGGACCGTTTCGGCCGTCGTCGGATCGTAGCCCAGTGGCGCACCGCCCTTGGTCTCGGACTTGCGTCCGCCGATCGCTTGGCTGTAGGCGCGATAGATATCACCCACTGCCTTGATCGGGATCGCCTTCTCGACGAACTCGCCATAGTCCCGGTCGGCAGCGGTGTCGAAGCCTTGGCTGGAGTTGATCGCGCCACGGATGCCAGCCCGCACACCCTCGGCGATGTCGAACCCCATGCCGCCGGGCGAGCCCAGCGCGAACCGGCCTGCCGCCTCAAACCAACTGGCGGGTGTGTCGCCGATGCTGCCGGGCGACAGGAACAGGCTGTCGTAGCCCATGCGCGTGCCGATGCCGAGACCGAGATTGCGCAACACGCCGCGCGTCAATGTCATGCCAAGCTCTGGCCCCAGCACGTCGGCAGCGCCGTTGCGGGCGGCAATCTCGACGTCGTCCCAGTTCCAATTGATGAGGCCAGCAAACTTGAGCGCGTTGACTGTCGCCCGCAATGGCTCGGTCGGCAGCCCCAGCATGCCGCTGACGGCGACCTGCGAGGCGGTCCAGTACATCAATTGCTTGAGCGCCACGGCGCGATCTTCAGGGCTGACATTCTCCTTGCGGCCGAACACCGTCGCAAACAGGCGGAGGTAGTTCGACGCGATGCGATGGCCATAGCGCTTGAACTGCAAGGCAGGCTTGAGCCATGGATGGCGGAACATCTCAGCCGACGCGTGCGCGGCGTAGTTGCCGTTGACGTCATGCATCATGTCCTTGGCGTGCGCCAGCGCCGCCTCGTGGCTCATGCCTCGCTGGATGGCGAGACGGTACGAGGCGATGGCGGTGACTGCCCGGTTGACGTTCTCGACTTGGTTGTTGACCTGCCGGAAGGCAGTGTCGGTATGGTCGGTAACCCGACCTAACCAAGTGGCACCGGGATTGAACATCTGCTCTAGTTCCATCCCGGCATTGCGATCGAAGTAGCCATGCTCGTCGACATAGTCGAACAGCTTGTTGAGGGCGGCCTCGTCGTGCTGGCCTTTGATCGCGTCGCGCAGCAGCAGGAGGTTGTCGTGGGGATTGAACTCCTTGCCGGTCCACGCGCCCTTGATCACGTTCTTGAAGTCGGTGCCGCCGCGCCACCACAGCTTGCCCGCACCGACCGCCGCATAGGCGCGCATCAGTTCGCGGTTGGCGTTGATGAAGCCGTGCTTGCCCGCCAGTAACGGCATGCCCAGCACCCACGGCTCCGACGCGTTGAGCAGCAGGAAGCTCGGACTCATCAGCCGATCGATGTAGGAGACCTGCAGGGCGCGGGCGAGCCCCTTCTTCCACATCGGTGACGTTTCCGTCTCGGGCTGCTGGGTCAGCGTGCGGTGGATTTGCTGCTGTATCTGAGCGCGCACCGTGCCGTAGCGGCCGGTCGGGTCGCCCGGCGACGCTCCCGCCTTGTGCTGCTCGACGTAGTCGTCCATGCGCTTGAGCGCAGCATGGACCTCGGCGGCATGCTGGTTATGGGCCAAGGTGAACGCCGTGTTGCGGCCATACTCCACGAAGTTCTTGATCAGGTCCTTGTCGGCCCCCAGCGCGTAGCGGCGCGGCAGGTAGGTGGCGCGGGCCGACGTCGACATGACGTGGCGCAGCGTCGACTCGTCGAAGTCACGTTTCAGTTGCGCCTTCTCGACGTCGCTCAACATCTCCCAGCCGGGCGAGTTCTGCAGGCCACGCATCACGGCGGCCTGCGCCCGGCGCGCCTGCATGTCGGGGACGTAGGTCTTCTCGCGATCCCTCACCGGCTCGGTATGGGTCAACTCCATATCGTCAGGGTTATAGGCATTGCGCAGATCGGCATGGCGCTGCGCCGCCTTGAACTTGCTGGTGTGGAATTCGAGCAGCAGGGGATTGAACTCGGCGCGGTATTTGACGATGACGCTGCCATCGTGCTTGACCTTAGGTGCACGCACCGCCTTGCCGTCCTCCATCTTGATGCCGCCAGTCGTCGGGTCCTTCTCATAGGCAACCTCCCGAACGCGCAGAAGCTTGAGGTCCTTGGTCTTGTCGTTGCCGGTCACGCGGTTGATGAACTGGTCGCGCGCCGCTTCGTTGTCGAACTCCCAGTCGCCCCGCACGACCTCGCGTGCGTTGGGATCGACCGCCCTTGCATACTGGCCCAGCTTGTAGATGCCCTCGACCACCCACTTGCCGCGCCGCATCATCGGGTACCAGACGCCGGGCAGCTTGCGGAACTGCGGCACGCTGCGCACCTCGTTGACCCACTTGGTGAACGGCGACTTCTCCTCGTCATAGCCCTTGATGTTCCTGAGCGCGGCCTCTTCGGCAGATGACAACGGCTCCTGCATGATGTGCTTCTTGAGCGCCTCGACCTGAGCCCGGTCGTTGCTGGGCACGTATTGCTTGAGCTTGATCAACTTCTCGATCTGGGAATGCAGGCTTTCACTGTGCCGCTTGCGCGTGAAGTCGAGCAGTTCGTTGCGCATCGCCTTCTGGTCGGGCGACAGGGCGTTCCACAGGCGCTGTAGCTCGGCATGCTGCGCACGCATCTGTGAATGGCCGACCGATGTCGGGCTGACCCATTTGTTCTCCGGGCTGCTGAGCGGATCGGCACCGCTCAAGCCTGCGCGGTTCTCGGCATCGATGTAGTCGACGAACTGCCGCCAGCGTTCGGCGGGCATGCGCGACTGCACCGCCAGCCGGGACAGCATCTCGTGGGTCTTGGACGCCTCGATGATGTGGCGCGCCGTGGCATACACCTTGTTGACGATGCCTTCGAACGGCGCGACGACCTCGCGGAACCCCGGCTCGGCGCGGCGGCCCAACTGGTTGATGTCGTGCCAGCGCATGCCGATACCGCTCAGGCCGCCGCGCTGCTGCCAGTAGTATTTGGCCCGCTCGATGCCCTCCTTGGCGATGTTGCCCGCATCCTCCATGGTGAAGGGATGCACCTCGGCCTTGGCTTCCGGCCGCACCCGGCCCAGTGGCTCGATCGAATGGAACAGGTCGAGCGAATGGATGATGGCGTCGTTCAACAGCTTGTTTCTGTTGGTCTGCATGAACAGCTTCATGAAGCCGTCGCGGATGACGCGCAGCGTCTGCTCAAGGAACGACTGGCGCTCCCCGGTGCGCAGGTCACGCCGCAGTTCCGGCGACGTTTCGATGCTGCGCAGCGCCGCCATCAGGCTGCCGTCGTCGTTGAACAGTTCAGAGATGAACTCGTGAACGTTCTTCAGCGACTGTATGCGGTCGCCAAGGATTTCCCGCACCCGGTTGGGGGCCCACGTGGTTCCGACCGACTCATAGTAAGCCTTGTTCAACTCCTGCCGGATGCGATCGAGCTTGGCCGTGATCTCGGGGAACCGCTCGCCTGCCGCCACGGTGAGCGGATGCATGAACTCGTGGCCAAGGATGTAAGCGCGGTTCTCGCCGTTGGCGGTGATGTTGTCGGTGAAGATGCGATGGCTGGCTTGGTCGTAGAACGCCGGATGGTCGCCCTCCAGCCCGCGCCGTTCCTTGACAAGCTGGAACTGCTCGGGCGTCAGCACGACGACATCGACGTCGCCCGACACCTTGTCGACGATGTCGAAGAAGTGGTTGAGCAGCCGCGCCCGTGGCGACGTGTCGGTCGGGTCAGGGCGGATGCTGCGCTCGCCGGTCAGGAAGTCGCTGATCCGGTGCACGGTGGCACCGCGCGGTAGGGGCGGCGGCTTAGGCGGCCGGGGCACGGCGCGCTGTGGCATCCACGGCTTGCCCTCGCGCTCGGCGATGGCACGCTGCTCGGCCATCGCCTTCTCGCGCTGCATCTCGCGCTCGCCCTTGCCGAACAGGCCTCGGGCAGCCCCCTGCTCCTCGTACTTCGGCAGGAAGTCGCGCTCCTCGGGCGTGCGCTCGCGGATTTGCGTCACCGGCTTGGCCCGCAGGTCGGCCGCCGGATCGAGCACGTCGCCCGTGCGGTAGTCCCAGTTGATCGCTTCCGGGTCGAGTTGCTCGTAGGCTTGCCGGGTCTTGTCCTGCAGCAGCGCGATCTCTTCGTCGATCATGCGCGTCAGCCGGTCCAGCGTCTCGTACTTGATCGGCAGGCCCTCCAACGGCATCGCGGCCGTGCGCAGGTAATAGCGCAAGGTCTGGATCACTGGCTTAAGCTCGCCGATGCCGACACGCTGCGGGATGTAGCTGCGCGCCTGCATCAACTCCTCGATGCGGGCATTGTTGGCATGCACCTGCTGATCGGCCTCCTCACGCGTCAGCTTGGGGCCCGCCGCGGCCTTCTCGATCTCCCTGATGCTGCCGTCGATCTGCTCCTGCGTGCGGCCGTCACGGGCGATCAGCGAGCGCTTGAAGGCTTCGTCGTTCTGCCGCTTCTGCTCACGCGAGAGTTGGACTTCATCCTCTTCGGGCAGCCGTCCCTTGGGGCCGAACCGAGCGGCGTAGAAATCAAGCAGCCGCTTGCGCAGTTCCTCGTTGATGTCCGGTTTGTCCATGTACTCGGCAATGGCTTCGCTGAACTCGGCGATGCTGCGGCCGGACCGGGTCTGCATGTCCTCCATGGCGTCGCGTATCTCGGCCAGCTTGTCGAGCCGCTTGCGCGCCCGGTCGACTGCCGCCCTGTCGACCTTCAGCGACTCGGCCCGTTCATAAATCTCCCGGCCGCGCTTGGTCTGGTTGCCACCGGCCGCTTCGGCCTGCCGATAGAGTTCCTGCCGCATGGCATCCTGACGTTCGTACTCGTCGATGATGCCCTGCTGCTTGATCGTGTCGGCCGCCACATCCTCGTACAGGATGCTCTCGCCATGCTTGTTGAGCGCAACCACCTCGTCGAGCTTACCGGCTTGGATCAGACGCTCGCGCATCCACGCATCGAGCAACCGGTTGCGCAGCAGCCGTTGCGGCTCCATGCCGCGCCCGCTGGCAACCCGGTCACGCAGGTTCAACAGCATGCCGACGCGCTGGTTGTAGTCGCTCAGCACGTCGTACCACGGATTGACGCCGCTGACCCTGCTGCCGATCCTGAAGGAGACTTGCGGCCGACGCGGGCCGCCCGGCGGATAGAGTTCAAGCTCCAGCTTGCGCAAGGCGATGTTGCCCTCGGCCACCCGATGCATCATCAGGCCAATCAGGCGATCGGCTGCCTCGACCAGCTTGTCCTTGTCGACGCCGTCGAGCGGCAACTCGTGAGCTTCGCCGACCGGCAATGCCTCTTCGGCGGTGCCGCGCAGGCGCACACGACCGGCAGGCGTGATCAGGTCGTTGAGATACTGGCCCAGACTGATGCGCTCGGCCGCCATGCCGGGAGCGCGTTCGATCAGTCTCGGTTCTTCTTTCTTGCCAACCTTCCGCTCGATCGGCTTGTCGGCGTCGAAGAAGTCCACTGGGATGCTGTCGGCATGCATCTCGGGGTCTTCCAGCACCGCCTTGAGCACGACCTCGCGGGCATCCTGATCGGGCTTGGTGCGGCCTTCCTTGCGGGCGCGCTCCTTGGCCAGCTTGGCGGCAGCCCGGGTCGCCCGCTGGACCTCGGGGCTGCGCGCGATCGAACGCCGTGCCCTGTCTGCGATGATGCGGATGGCTTCTTGGGTGGCGCCGATCTCGTTAGCCATCTGCTGGAGATCGACGATGCGGTGCAGGCGCGCCTCCTCGACCCGCGATCTCTCGACCGACTTCTCCCATTCAGCCTGCCGCTTCTCCTCGGTCGCTGCGATCTCGGCCTTGATTTCGGCTTCGCGTTGCTCGGCGCGCTGCCGTACCCGCTCGGCGATAAGTCTGGCGCGCGGTTCGGGCGGCAACCAACGCGGCTCGCCTTCCTCGGGCCAGATGCCGCGCATCTGCCCCTTGGTGCGCTGTGCGTACTCCATGGTGGTCGTCGGCTCGAAGCCATACTGCACCGGGCCCCTCTCGCCCACGACCCTGCGCCGCAGCCTACCGGTCGCCTTGCGCAGTTCCTCCATCTCAGGTGTGCGCTCGGCACGCGCCTTGGCCTGTTCAAGGCGGCGCGCGACTTCGACAGCCGTGCGCAGCCTGCCGGGCATGCGCGCGACAAGACCGACTGCTCGTTGGGCTCTGAGGGTGCCGGGTTGGAACCTACCCTCACGGGTAAGTCCCAACGTTGCAGCGAGACGCTTAGCCCGTCTTCCAGCAGGAGACGGTTCTACGACAGGTAGCCAGCGCGGACCGACTAGCGGCCTTTCGCCCGGCTCGACTTCCGGCCCGTACTCGCCCGGCGGCTTCGGGATGACTTCCTTGAAGACATCGAAGGCGTGCTCTGCTTCTGCTTCTTGACGGCTCGGTTCTTCGCCACGTGGTTCTCCCTCTGGGGGGCGACGTTCACCCTCCGGTTTGTATTCACCGAGTTCACCCGCCTCCATCTCACGACCGGGGACAGGTTCGTAAGGGCCCTCTTCGTAGCGCCGTTCGGGCTCCTTACCGCGCAGTTCATCAGCGAGTGCGCGTAAGTTCCTTTTTACCACATCGCGTACATCGGCTTCCATGCCTTTAACGGCTTCGCGCCACGATCGTGGCATGCGTGCATAGTTGCCTTTGGTCTTTTCCAGTGCATCTGCCCATTCGGCCCGCTGTGCTGACGTACCCTTGTCCTTTAGCCGTTGAACAGTGTCGTGCTCCTTGGGCGTGAAGCCGCTCGGCTCGGGCGGCACCTCGCGAATGCCGCGGCGGAACTCGGCGATGACGGCACGGGGATGATCACGCAGCAGGCGCTCGACACGCTCGTCGTACTTCAGCCCGGCGATGCGGCTGAGCGATGCCGTCTCGCCGCGCTCGTGCATGCGCTCCAGCATCTGGGCGATGCGGACCCGCTGGGCAGGCGGCACGTCGCGTATCGTCTTGCGGATCGCCGCGCGATCGGGATACGGCAACTCTGCTTCGACCGGCTCGCCCCTAACCTCACCAGCGCGTCGCCGCCCGCCTGCCAATTCGAGCTTCGCTTCGGCCGCCGCCTCGTGCCGCGCCTTGACCTCGGCGGCGCGTTGCTTGGCCGCTTCGGCCTCGGCTTCCTCACGCGCCTTGGCTTCGCGTTCTGGCACTTCAACTGGTGCAGCCCGCTCGATCGGCAGTTCACGAACCGGCGGCCGGGCTGCGGGTTCACGTCCGGGCTCGACGAGATGGCCATAGTCATAGCCACCGCGCACCTCGCGAGGATGGATGTCCTCGCCGGTGATCAGCATCTCGCGCGCGGGTGCAGGCGGCGGGCCATACTGTACTTCAGCCTGAGGCCCGTACTCGCCATACGCCTGTCGTGCTTGTTCACGCGCCATCCTGCGGCTCGGCGTGCCGCGCGGCGTATAGCCTTCCACCGGAGCGACCTCGGCAGGCTCCATCGGCACGCCACCCATGACGGGTGGCCGCGCGCCATACTCGGCACCGTACTCGCTGGGATGGATGTCGGTCTCCCACATCGGGCGTGGCGGACGTGGCGGAGGCGGTCCACCTCCACCGCCGCCTCCGCCACGGGGCGGGGGACCGCCTCTCGGCGGTGGAGGTGTCGGCGGCGACGGAGGTGGAGCACCTGCAGGTCGGCCGCCGGGCGGGATTTCTTCGCCGTACTCGGAAGGCGTCGGCGGATAGATGTCGCCCTCGACCATCGGGCCGCGAGCCGGTGGCTCGGGCCAACCGCCACGGGGCCGCGATGGATAGGGCACCTCGGGTGGCGCATAGCCGCCCGGTGGCGGCAGCACGCGAGGCTCATGGATGACGCCGCTGCCCAGTGCCGAATATTCAGTTGCGCCAATGTCCTCTGGTACTATCCCCGGTACTGGACCATATCGTGGCGCGCCCGGGCCGAGATGACTCGGATAGAGCGGTGTCTTCGGCCCGGACTCGCCATACTCGCTCGCACCGATATCGCCGGGCGTCATCTCCTCCGCGCCGCCGGTCGCAATCGGTCGCGGCGTTCTCGACGGCTGGCCATAACCCTGCGCCTGCATGCGCGCTGTCGTCACCGTGTCGGTGCCGATCGGCGGCGCGGTCGTGCGGCGATGCGTCAGCGCACCGACTGCGCCAAACGTTAGGCCCTGCTTGACCGCCTCTTCCTTGACCGCTCCGTAATCAATATTGGGCCGCAGCCCCATGGCGACGTCGGTCGCTTGCGACGTGTAGGCACCGCCACCGCCCATCGCCGCGCCGCCGACACCGCCCTGCAGGCCGCCGATCGCTTTACGTCCCGCCCAGTTGGCGACGCCGGGGCCTTGATTGACGTTCGCCAGAATGCGGTCGGTGATGTTGCCCGCCTGCGTGCGCATGAACCCCTTGGTCATCATGCCAAGGGCACCGCCACCGATGATGTTGCCGATCACGGCAGGAGCAACGTTCTCCCACGTCTCCAGCTTAGAGAGGTCGGTGCCCTTGGTGTACAGGTTCTCTCTCAACTCCTCGTCACTCTGACCCGGATACTCGCGCAATTGGTCAAGTTGTTCTTTCGGCAGGTTCATCACCCGCTCGCGCGCCTGCACGCGCTGGCCACCCAGCGCCAGCGCACCGAACGCAAACGGCGCGGCGGGACCGGTTGCCGCCAACGGTGCATACGGCACGATGCCAGTGGCCACGTCGGTGATGTCGTCGATCGTCGTCTTAGCTTCGGGATGCTGGGTGCGATACTGACCGGCGGCTGTCTTGCCGCGCTCTATCCATTCACTGGCCCTTGCCAGTTCATCCATGTCACGGCGCGCTTGCGTCTGCTGCGGACCGGGGACCGTCGCCGCTTCGCGCAAGCCGCCGATGTCGCGCACCACGCCCAAGCCACCCTTGGTGACGTCGAGGGCAACGTCACGCAGGTAGCCACCGATACCCTCGCGCCTCGGAGCCGGGGTCTCCGGCGCGTTGGTCGCCATGCCGAAGCCGGTATAGGCGTCTGGTGTCGGTTCGTTGGCCATTTCAATCTCTCGGGCGAGTTGCTGCCTCTACGACAGGGCCGACAATAGGGAGCATCGGTGCGACCGTGCGCAAGGCAGCACCGGCGGTCGACCAACTCGGCGTCCACGAACTCTTCTTGTCCTTGTTCTGTTCGTAGTTCTTCCAGTTGTTTTGGTGCTGCGCAACGATCCGGCTGTAGGTCGCCGCATCGACGAGGATGCTGGTCCCGTCGCCGAACCGCAGCAAAGTATTGGGATACGTCGCCGAACCAACGCGCGAAGCGCGTTGACCTTCCGCTATAGGTTGGAACTTGGTCGCCTTGCCGCCCTTCTGCCGGTTCAGTCCGACCGGGTCCGGTATGTCCTTCGACGGTGGCATGATCGACGTCGCCTGCAGGGCAAGCTCATAGGCCTGATCAGGCGTGAGCTTGTGGCTGTTCTGGGCGTAGATTTGCGTCGCGATCGTGTCGATCGTGGCGCTGTCGTTTGGACCTGCATAACGCAACGGCGAAGCATTCACTCGTCCAGCCACATCGCCGGTCGGGTTGGTCTTGGCTTCCTTGGCCATGGCCTCGCGCTGCTCCTTGTAGCCCGCCTTCAAGTTCGCGTTGTCGGTCGGCGTGATGCGGATCGGCTTGGTCTCTTCCCGGTCCGCCTTTTCCTCAGCTTGGAACTTGGCAATCGCCGTCTTCCTATCGGCCTCCACCTGCTTGATCAGATCGTCGAATTCTTTCCGCTTGGCCGTGATCAGGTTGGTCACCGAACTCGGCAGGTTGTTCGACTTGCGGCTGATCAGGCCGCGCCGGGCCGCACTCTCGACGATCGCATCCCCAATTCGTTTTCTGCCATCTTCAAGCTCAGCGATCCGGTCGTCGTACGCCTTGATATTGGGTGGCGGCGCTGCCGTCTCGCTATGCCGTTGCGGCAACGGCGCATAAGGGTCTTTGTCCCAGTGCTTCTGCTGCTGGTCGTCGCTGGCGGCTTTGGCCTTCTGCTCTGGCGTTTGCGGCTCGGGTGCTTTCTGTGTCGGTGGCTTCTGTTCGCCGCCGCCCTGCTCGGGCATCGGAGCACGCTGCTCCCCGCCGCCGGGTCGCTGGGTTGTCGGTGGCGGCGGTGGAGCAGCGGCCCCCGCAGTCGGCGTCGGCCCGGCGGGGGGCGTCGACGGCGCTGCTGGTGGCGTAGTCGGAGCGGTAATCTGGATAGCCTGCGTCGGACCGAATTCATCACTCGGCGGGGCTAGCGTGGCCGCTAGAGGGGTGGGCGCGGGTGGAGTGGGCGCAGGGGGCGGCGCTGGCGGCGGCTGCGTAGCGGCCGTTTGCGGGCTCATAGCGGGGGTCGTCGCAGGCGGCGGGTTTGTCGCCTGCGGACTTGGCATGGGAGCCGCCGACCCGGGCGGCGATGGCTGTGGTGTCGCGGCCGGGGGTGAAGCTGCTGGCCCAGCCGGGGCCGCCTGAGGCTGGGCCACTGGCGGAGCGGCGGCGGGCGGGGCTCTACTTGGAGCCTGAGGCGCGTTACTTGGAGCCTGCGGATGGTCGGACCCTACCGGCGCGCCGTTGCTGCTGTGGATGACATCCCACGCCAACTGGCCCGACATCATGCCCAGCGACAGGTTCTGCAACGTGCCGGGCTGCACCGGGATGGTTGCGCCGACCTTGCCGTCCGGCCCGGTGACGACGATCGAGTTGCTCCGTTGGTCGTAATGGGGAGTACCGCTGTCGGGTATCCAGCCGTAGCCCGCCATCAACTGGTTCATCGCGCCGTTGGTGTCGCCCTTCTGCAGGGCCTTCATGGCTTCGGCCCCGTGCTGCTTGGCCTGCTGGTTGCCGAACTGGGTGATCGCAAACGACGCTGCGTCAGCTGCCTTTTGATCACCCTTGGCCATGTGGAAATCGTGCACCGCTTTAGTCGCAGCGATCATCTTCTCGTGCGGCGGCAACTTATTGTCGGGATCGACGATCTTGAACACATTGTCGACATCGACCGGTGTAGCTGCCCCATGACCTTGCGCCAATGCGAGCTTGCCCTCAGGCGTGTCGCCATAAGTCGCCTTGGCATGGTTCGACGCGCCTTGGATGGCGTAGTTGTAATCGTTAGTCGCGCTGTTTGAACTGAGGCCCGCGCCATAGACGTTGGAGCCCTGCGGGTTCATGCCGTAGCCACCCTGCGGCGAGGTGACGGGCGGCGCTGTGCTGATCGCACCATTCCCCGTACGGGGAGCCTCGCGCACCGGAAGGCCGTCCGGCCCCAACCGGCCGACAATCTGACCATTGGCATCGATGATCAAACCCGACCGAGGATCGAGCGGTGCCTTACTCGGATCGAACGCCTTGTCGCGCGGGTCCACCTGTCGTGGCGCGCCACCGCCACCGCCAGCGCCACGAGCGCGTGGCGGCGGACCTTCCGTCCCCGGACCGTACTGTGTCGGCCCCTTGGGCGGCGCTCCCGCTGGCTGATTAGTGTACTGAGGCGGCGGAGCCTCCGTCTGTGGCGGCACGTCGGGCTCGGTAGCCGCTGCCGTACCACCTTGCGGTCTAACTTCACGCCGTTGCGGCGTGATCGTCTTCGGCGGCGCGTCCTTGCCTTCGGCCCAGTCCCACGCCCGCTGGCGATCATCGGTGGTGTATCGCGGATCAGACGGATCGAGCAGATGCGTCGGCTTCTGCCATGGCAGACGATCATCCTCACTGCCGCCCACACCGGGCCCGGCAAGCCCTGCGCCGACACCCAGTTGCGGCGTGCCCTGCGGCGGCACGTCGGGTTCGGTGCCTGCCGCCGCACCGCCGCCGCGTAGCGGTGGCCGTCGCCGCTGCTCATACGAACCACGCGACGGCGCGTCGAAGTCAGCAGGGTTGGGAGGGTTGGTCACGGAGCGCGGCGCGTCAGGACGTGGCGGGAACGGTCCCGGCATCGGGGTGTATTGTCCGCGCCATCCCAGATTGCGCAGACGTGCCGCGTAGCCTTCCGGGTCCTCACCGGGTGCCGGTGGCGGCCGTGTATCGACAGCTGCTGCTGTTTGCTGTGGTTCGTCTGCCCGCCGGGCAACCGCCCGTCGTGCGCGGTCCTGCTCACTGCGGTCACGCACATCGGGCTGGCTGAGATCGGGCGGGCCCGGTGGCCGTTCCCACGACCGTCCCAGCATGGGCGGCGGCACCGAGATGCGCGTCGCGTCATAGCGGGGATCGGCCCGTTCATAATCCTGTATGGGCAGGTCTACCAAGCGGCCCTGATCATCGACATAGCTGACGCCGTCACCAACCGGCAGGTTGTCCCTGACCCGGGGCGTCGGCGTGCCGCCACCCTGCAGATGCACGCGACCGCCACGGCGGTATCCGCCAGCAGAGGGCGGACTGGATGCGTCGTAACGAGACCAATCCGGTGCACCTTGACTGCGCTCTGCCCATTCGCGCATACCCTGTCGACCGCGCCAATAGCCCTCGTAGCGATCACGTATCTCATCACGTCGTGCTTGGTCTTTGGCGCTGACTTCCGCTTTGTAACCAGCGGTGTCGGTGATGCGTCCTCCCTCTTGATATCCCGTTTCGCCAATGTTAGGCGGCGGAGGTGCGGCGATCTCGCCGTAGCCTGAGCCCGGTCCCGTCGTGCCTGCACCGGCGGTGGGCACGCGCGGCGAGATGTTGGTCGGCATGATCGGTGGCGTCACTGGCGGCGACAGCGGTTGCCCTGTTTGCCCGTCTGTCGGTTGTTGATTGCGCGGCCGGTAACGATTGATCCCACCCATGACACCACTCGCGAAGCGACCCATGGGCGACGTGTTGATTGCGCCACCTCTAGCGTAACTGTTGGCGCGCACTCGACCGCCGCGCGCCATGCCGGTGCTGCTATCATTGTCGAACCCGCCACTGGTGTCACCATCGCCCGGCGGCGCGCTCGGCGCTTGAATGTTGTCGCCGCCGCCGGTCGGAGCCGGAGCCGGAGCCGGTGGCTGCGGTGACTGCACACCAAACTCGCCATACAATCCAGCAACGGCGTCGTTAGAACCACCGGCTGCGACAGCACCGCCACGACCAGTTCCCTTTCGCCGCAAGTAATCAGCGTAGGCACCCGACTGCGTGATATACGCATCGTTCCTGCGCCGCTGCTCAGCAAGCTGGTCACGCCGCCAGTCTGCCTGCGCCCGCCAATGCGCCAATTGCGCCGCCGCTTGCTGCTTTTTGAGTTCGCGGTCCTCGGCCTTCTCCCACCAGTTGGTGCCGATGCCGAGACCCTTGATGAAGTAGTCGGTGAAAACCCGGAGCGCCCTGCTCATGTGCGTGCTCCCTCTGACCGGAACATCGGCGGCTCAGCCATGATGGCCTGCGACACAGGCTTCTCTTCGCCCTCCGCCACCGTTTGGGTCTGCGCTTCCTTGTCGGCCTTGTTGATCAGGTTCTGGAAGAACTTCTCACCGTACCAATCGACCGTGCGCTCGGGCACGACGAACTCGCCCTCGCTCACCATGGCGTTCACGTCATCGACGTTCGCGCCGCCGCTGGGCGATGCTTCAGGCGGCACCATATGACCGCCATCCATCGGCGACCCCGTGTCGATCGCGCCGCCCCGGGCATATCGCGGGATGCGACGACCCCTAATCCTGCCGCCTTCGGCGAGCCCACCAAAGATGCTCTTGCCACCTGTGCTGCCGAACGGCCCGCCTGTGTAGCCACTACTGCCACTGCCAAAAGCGGCACTGCCAAGCGCCTTACCTGCCATGCTGCCAACAGCACTCCCCGCCGGACCAAGGAACGATCCGGCAATGCCACCTGCCAGACCAAGCAAAGCGCCCGCACCCGATCCCTGAGACTGAGCCTCTTGGTTGGCCTTGAAGGCGTCGAGACTTGCCCTGTAGTTGCTCAGTTGCTCATTGAAGCTGTTCGCCATCGTCGACCCCCACTGCTGCATGTAGGGGAACGCCGCCGAGTACATGCCCATGCTGGGCGAGTAGAGACCCGACGCGGTTGATGCGGCTGCGTTGGGTGCCTGTGTCTGCAGGCCAAGGGCCTGTGTCTGGATGCCTTGCTGGCTGGTCCCGTATTGCGGCAGGAACTGCTCTTGGCCCAGTGCTTGCGCCGTGACGCCGCGCGCCTCGGTACGCGCCGCCAACCGCCCCGCCTCTCCCGCCGCTGTTGTCGCCAAGGCCCGGTTGGTCGCCGCCATGGTGTCGAGCGCACCGGTCGCCGCCGCGTTGGGCGGAAGGCCACGCGCTTCCATGTCACGAATGGCCGACGCCTTCTGCTGGTCGAGCGCCATCGCCGTGTCGGACGCCTGCTTACCGGCATACAGTTCCTCGGTCTGCGGCAGGTTACCGATCATGCGTTGGGCGTCGGCTGCCTGCGCCTCGTAGAGCGGCGTCGACAGGCGTTGCCACAACTGTGTGGCTTGCTGGCCCCAGCTACCCGCCTGATCAGCAGTCGCACCGGCTTTGTCGGACACTGTCTTAGCAATGCTGGTGATGTCGACGCCGGTCTTCTTGGCCCAGTCCATCAGGTCCTGAGCCCACTGCATGCCTTGACCACCGATCTTGGTCATCTGGGCGATATACGAGGAGTAGTCCGGCACGGTCGGCGTCTGCTGGGTGAACTGCTCGCTACCGCCGCCACCGTTCATGATGTGCTTGTTGACAACCGGGTGCGGTGCCCATGGATCATCGAGGACATGGACGAAGCCGTCATCATGCAGGCGCATGGATCGTCTCCCCGCCCCCGCCATTGACCTTGAGGAAGCGCGTCTTGAGCTTCAGCCAAGGGCACCTGTCGCGGGTCATTGAGAATACCAGCAAATCACCCGAAGGTGTGCCGCCAAGTATGCGATGGTCGGACTGCCAACCTCCCCGCATGATCAGGCGCAGGGATCGTTGGTTCGCCGAATCGCAAGTGCACAGCATGCGGCGCACCCCAAGGTCGTTGAAGCAATAGTCGAACACCGTCCATAGCAACTGGGGACTGCACCAGCGCGAGTCTTTGCCCGCCATGTGGACGTAGCAGATCGCACCGTTGTAGTTGGTGATGATGAAGCCACCGAGGAATTCGCCGTTGACGACACGGACGATGCACCGATCGACATCGACGTCAAAGCCGGTGCGGGCCGCCCGGGCGATCAAGCCAGCTTGGAAGCGGTCCCCTATGACAATCATGTCAGCGTCCCCACCTTCAACCACTTGCCATGGAGCGCGACGTTGAGAGTGAAGTTGGTGCCCAGCGTGCACAGCCAAAGCCTGCCGTCGCGGTCGGCGTCAGGCGTGGTATCCTGCACGTAGATGCCCGCCATGCGCACGCCCACGCTGACACCGACGATCTGGTCCACACTTTCCTTCAAGCGCATGCAGCACTGTTGCAGACTGTTGAGATCAGGTTGCGGGATGGGGATTTGGGCGTAATGGGCGGTCATCAGACTTGCCTCAGTTCATGAGCCGTCTGAGCGCAATGGATGGCGTTCACCACCACCTCGCCTTCTACCTCGAACTGGTAATACTGCGCCTTGAAGCCAGACGGCAGACGAAACATCTGGCCCGACTTCGTCATCGCTTCCTGAAAACGCAGCGGCAGCCCGCTGTCTGCTGCTTGGGCTTGGTCGCCAGCAAACACGCGGAAGTACGATGGCGCGGTCGGCGGCGTGCTTAGGGGCGGCGTCCAGTAGACCTTGGCGGCACCGAGGTTCTGCAGGTAGGGCAGGGTGAAAATCTTGGAGCGCCAGCGATAGCGGGCGTACGGCACGATGATGCGCAGATCGACGAGATAGATCACGCCGTCGCGCAGCACCATCGTCTCGCCGTTGTACTCGTCCTGCATCAGGTTGATGACTTCGGCCGGGGCCGGGTTGAGCACCGTGACGCCCAGCCGTTGATCAGCCAGCGAGATGAACGCGCCGGGCCGCGTGCCGTAATGGCTGACGACTTGGAAGGCCGGTTTGGTTGGCTGGGTGTTGATGTTCTGGAACGTGTCCTCTTGGAACACGCCTGCGATCGGCCCGGAGTAGGCGTAATAGCCTTGAGAGATCATCGTCGCGATGATCGTGTCGAGGTTGAGAATGCCGTACCACTGGTCCTTGAGCATCAACTGTGCGGTAAGGTTCACCGCACCGGCTGGCGTGATGTTGATCAGGCCATTGGGCGAACTGTAAAGCACGCCATTGGGCGTATTGACGATCGAGAGCCGCGACGTGCACGGCTCCAATGGCTGTATCTTGGCAAGGCTCATGGCCGAGGGATGGACGCCCGTCGCCGCGAACGGCTGGCCCTGACACAGGATGATCAGCGACTGGTTATAGACGCCGAGGCCGACGATGTTGCCTTCGACCGCGATGACATAGCTGACCGGCCATGCATGCGGATTGTAAGGCTCGCAGAACCACACCTCGTTGAAGCGCCAGCCCGCCAGCATGCCGTTGGGCATGCCGACGATGCCCTGCAGATCGGCAGGAGGCGGGAACCAAGTGACCGTCTTGAGTTGCTCGTTGTTGACCAACTTGGCGTCGGTCAGCACCGCATGGTCGTCGGTGTAGCTGAGCGTCGCGATCGGTATCTCGGCGACGAAGTAAAACGTCGGGATGCCCTGCGCGCTGACAATGGTGCGATAGATGCGCGTCTTGGTGAGTTGCCGGTTCGCCGTGTCGCCGGTCAGCGGGGCCGTCATGGTGACGGCACATGAGGCGTCACTCTTCATCGACAGTGTGATCGACGGCGGGCTGGGCGGCCCCTCCTCGCCCTGCGCCGTGACCCACGTATAGACATAGGCGACCGTCACGTTAGTCGTGCTGACGCCGCCGGTCGGCGTCACGACCGGTGCCGTCTCGGGCGGCGGCACGCCCAGCTTCAACGGTGTCGGCTGCACGACCCAGTAGGTCGCGTTGGGCGGCGCTTGGTTGGTGTTGCCGAGGATGCAGGTGTAGTTGATGCCGCCTTGCGTCACGCCGTCCTGAATGAGGTACGCCGTCGTGCTGCTCCACGCCCCCTTCGGATTGGGGTTCATCTCCTTGATCATCGTGCCAGTCAGCATTTTGGGATACTGGCCATCGGCCCAATAAAACCGGCCGTCGTCGTCCTGCCCCGGCGTCGGGCTGCGCACGACGCGCACGTTGGCATTCTCGAACTCCACCCAATAGCTGTTGATCATGTAATCGATGCTGGCCGCGCCGATGGGCATGCGGAACCACGACGTCGCCGCCGGGTTTTGCATCGTATGCAAGGGCGTCAAGGTGTGAAGCGGCTCGATACGGCCTGAGAACAGCCACGCATTGACCGCGTCAGTCGCGGCGTTGTCAGGCAACAGACGATCGTCGACCGCCGGTATCTCACCGCCGAACGTCGTGATGGCAATGGGAGGGACCGGCATCGCTCATGTCCTGATGATGAAGTTGACAGCGGCTGTCGGCTGCACCGTCGCGATCGTCCCCGTGGCGTAACCTGCGTTGTTGTAGACGGTCCACGAACCGTGGGTCGACAGGGCTTCGCCGCCCGTGTTGAACCAGCCATCGACGTAGTGGGTGTGAGAGCCATGGGCCACATCGCCGCCGCCGACAATGCCGCCATACAGACTCTGATTGCCGCCATCGGTGGTCATATAGACATGAACCGACTGCGTACCGGTCGTGTAGCCACCTTCAATACTCACGCCGATGGCCATCTGCGGGATGGTCGCTGTCGTACTCTGTGCGCCACCCGTCGCTGCCAAGGCATTGAAGCCAGTCAAGCGGCCTGCCCCGGCGTCGATACCGGCCGCCGTACGCCCGCGCATGTCGGGCACGCAGAAGTGCAGGTTGTCGACCGTGCCAGTGTTCCACGTCGTGCTGATCGCAGCGAACAAGTTAGGATAGTCGGAGCGCAGTACCTGTCGGCCATCGCACAACAGCCAACCTCCCGGCACGGTCGCCCCGGCAAACGGCAGCATGATCCCGGCCGGAAGAACGTTGCTGAACGGCATATCGGTGATCGGTCCCGGCCCCGCGCCTTCGGCGCGGCCGAGAATGACGCCACCCGCCACCGCATCCGTCGTCAGGTTGTGGTCGTCGTTCCAGTTCGACGGCTTGACCAGCGTGACATCGGTGCCATCCGCCTTGGCTGACTGGAACTTGTGCTTGGTGCTCAGCGTCATCAGGACCAGCCTTTCCGCCCCGTCGTGGCGAACGATTGCGGGAACATCCAACGCTGGCCGCCATAGACATTGGCCTTCTGCCCATCAGCCCGCGCCTTGCTGCGCTCGGCGATGTAATTCTGCCGGTTCCACAGCGCGAGCTTCGGGTTGGAGTAGGTCTTAGCAGGCAGGTTCTGTAGCCGCCCCATGATGCCGAACACCAAGCAGTCGCGGTACTTGTCGACGATCCAGTTGGAGGGCGTGTCGATGTCGGGATAGTTCTGGCTCGATCGAACCACCGGTATCTTGGCGACCACGGCGTTCCACGTCGCCGCGGTCGACGGCGAGTAGGAGATCACAATGGTGCCTGGCACCATCATCGAAATGTTGCCCTGCACCCACTTGCGATCAGGGTCCTTCTGCGCCGGGTCGTAGAGCAGCATGAGCCGGTTGGGCTGGCCGTTCACACAAGTGAACTGGTAGATGAGCACGTTCGGCGTGACCGCGATCGGCACCTCTTCGGTCCACAAGTTGGTCTTGTCGGCAAAATCCTTCCACACTTGATAGCTAGCCTGCTGGAACACAGCATCGGTCAGCCCCGGCATGGCGACCTTGACCTCTTTGTAGATGTCCTCCCAAGGAGGGCTGGGCACTGTGGGCATGCTAGCCACCTACCGACAGGATGGATTGCGAGAACGTCTTGAGGAACGCGAACGCACGCTGATCTTGGTTCTGCTCGTCGTCACGCGCCTGCACGAGGCCGACGACATAGTAGATCAGGGGCGGGATGTACTGCTGCTCGACCTGCAGAGGCGCATCGAGGAAGCCGGTGCTGAACGACGGCACGATGAAGTCGACTTCGAGGAACAGGTCCGGCCGCAACCTGAACATATCGATGACGCCTTGGTTGAGCGCCGTGATGATGCTGTCGGTCGAGTAGCGATACTGGCCTGACAGGTTGTCGGTGTCCTGCACCAGCGTGCGCACCTGATTGACGATGTCGCCGACAAGCGAGACCTGCTGGGTGTTGCTGTCGTAGAACCCGACCGTCCATCCCTGCCCGTCGAACGTGTAAGTCACGCCCGAGGGTGCGGTGTAATGCTGCCCCTTGTAAGGAGCAGGCGGGAAATCCATCGGGTCAGCCATGATCGTCTCCTAAGGCGAACCGTAGAGTGACACCGCGCCGCCCGCTGCAAAGTTGCCGGTGCTCATGTAGAGGTGCAGGCCAGAAATCGCAGTAGCGACGGTATAGACGCCGTCGCTTACAACTTGCGCATAGTAGACGTTGGTCGGGTCAACAAACCCATACTGACATGCAACATGCTTGATACGCACATCCCTGATGTTGTTGATCGACGCCTTGCCCTGAATTGGAAAGCTGCTGCTGGCACCCCAACCCGACGTATTGATGCCGCCTAGCAGGATCACGCTCGTACCGCCAGTCGACGGATAGTTAACGACGTTCGCGCCCACCGCCGAATTGTGGACCTGATAGAACGACGTATAGACGTAGTTGTTGCCGGTCAGAAGTGTCCCGGCGGCGTTGTACAGTTGCAGATCGAAGTACACACCATTGGTCGCTGGCGTGACGTCGTACCTCAGTTCGAGGTCATTGATGTCGGCCGGGATGTTGATGAAGTCGATGGCCGCTTGTCCCGCGATTGGGACGACACGCGCGATGCGCCGCCACGATCCAACGGTGCCCGCCGCCGGTCCCGCCGCGCTGATCGGGAACGCGCCGAACCATGTCCCTGTAATGGCCGACACTGCGGTATTGTTGAAAGCTTGCACGTCGAAGTAGTCGGTGCCGTTGGCATCGAGTTGTACGTCAATGAACGGACAAACGGACTGATTTGCACTAGGCGAAGTGTTGTCGACGCGGACGACAGTCACTCCGTTCTTGCGCAGGTACAAACTCGAGCCCATCCCTCCGGAGGCCGAATAGGCACTGTATCCCGCCGAGATGTGATAGCGTCCAGCCGGAGGCGTGAAGCGACCTGTCCCACCCGGCCCCGGTGAATACCATCCGCCCGCATTGCCTGATACAACAGTGCCGAACAGCAATGTCACAGTTGCGCCAGCCGTAAGAGACGCCAGATTAGTGATAGCGTTGGCATAAAAATCGCCGACGCCTGCGCTGGTCACGGCGAGCGGCAGCCACGCGGTGTAGGTGCTCGACCACTGGTAGGTGACGCCGTTGGGCGCGGCGTAGAGTTGGCCTGCGGTGGGCGAGTTGGGGAAATCGAGCGCCATCACTGCACCACGTAGCAACGCAGGAACGAACCTGCGACGAAAGTCGGTGAACCGCCGTTGCTGAGCAGGCGGAAGCCGGTGACGCCCGCCAGTACATTGTCGTGGCCCACTGAAAGATACTGGCGCGACGTGCCGTTGAAGTTCCAGGTGTTTCCCTCGCCCCACCAATTATTGGTCGGCATGACGCGGTATCTCATCTGGCCGTAGCACTGGCTGGCCGTGGAGAGAGACCAACCGACGGCGTTGGCCGCCAGATAGCCGAAAGCGCCGGTCGGCGTCGATTGGACCCAATAGACGCCGTTGACATTGTAGGTCGCGGCGAGGTTGGGCGTGCCGCTCTGCATGAGGACGATGCGAGCGTCGGCATTGACGCCGCCTGTGGTGGTGAAAGCCCAATCGAGCGCAACCAACTTTGCATTGGACGGGATAGTGACATCCATTGTCGCTGCCGCCGATGTCAGCACGCTCTCACTGTAGAGATACAGGTTGCCCGGCGCGGGCGTGGTGTAGCTGATGACGCCGACCGGGATCGCGCTGAATGTTATGCCGCAATTGGGATTTGTGGATGCTGAGCCAGACGATACAGTAAAATCGAAA